CTGGTATTATTCAAAATGGTATTGATGGAAATCCTGCAACGACTGGATTTACAACAACTTATCCTGGAAATGGTGGAACTGGTTTTGATACAACAGACTTAGTTACAAGTGCCGGATATGATAATTTAAGTGGAGTTGTTACTTTTACAGTTGCAAACTCAAATTATAAAGTTGGTGATAGAGTAGAATTTAGAGATTTACTTTTCTCCTGTCATTCAGGAACTGGAATTGGAACTACAACTCAGGTATTCCCATCCGGTGCTTATGGGTATGAATTCCCAATTGAAAGAATTGATAGTAATGGAATAATTTCAATTCGTGTTGGAGTCTCAACTCTTGAGCATACATATGAGTCTGGTGGATTTATTGTTGATAGATCTTTGGATATTACGAATGCAGTTTATACAGAGTCAACTGGTATCGTAACTGTAACTTCTCCTGGTGTAAAAGTTAAGGTAGGAGATACTGTAGAGTTAAGAAATTTAGAGTTTAATTGTGGTTCTTCTTTTACGTTTAATACTCTCTCTGGAAATGGTTCCGACTATGTAATTAGTGGAACTGACCGTACAACTACTCATAGTAATGCAAATGATCCTGGCATAACAGTCTGGGCAGGAGATACAATTACGTTTGATAACTCTGCTTTGGGTGGAGCACATCCAATGTATATTAGAGTGGAAGATGATGGAGCAAGTGTAAGTAATCCCGCAGCTACTGGAGAAGGAACTAATACTGTTACCTGGACACCATCAACTCCTGGAACATATTATTATCAGTGTAGTGTTTCTGGTCATCAGAGTATGATTGGAACTATTACAGTTCTTCCTTATAGTGGAAGTTCTGCAGGAGTCACCACAACATTCTTCCCAGATGGAACAAATGGGTATACATTTAAAGTTACTGGTGTATCTGGTAATGATGTAACTATGAATGTTGGCATCAGCACTATTGCACATACTTATGTAAGTGGTGGTAAGATTTTCCCACCATATGGTGCTGGTACAGGAGTTATTACAAAAGGTCCATATGTCCGTAACTGCACTAACTTTATTCCTGGAAGTATTGGTGCTAAGATTGATGGATTTAATGCAGAAGAAGGAGATGTCTTAACAAATATTGGTGTTCAAGGTTCATTTAACGTTGACTCTTATACGCAATATAATCAGAGTGGTATTGGAATGTCTGTTACTAATGGTGCTTATGCACAGTTAGTTTCACTCTTTACTATTTGTGATGATATTGCAGTATATACTGGGGGAGGTGGTCAGTGTGATTTAACTAACTCTAACTCTTCTTTTGGAACTAAAGGTCTCGTCTCTCAAGGTCTTGGTGATCAGACAAGTAAAATTGTTGATCGTTATACTGGAGATATAAACTCTCCTACAGAAGCTCTTCAAGATAGGATCGTTGTTTCTGGTATTGGAAATAATAGACCTTATCAGGGACAGGCACTTTTCTTTGACCGTAAGTATTATGAAATTGATACTATTGTAATTACTAATTCTGGTTCTGGATATTCTGAACCACCTGCTGTGGTAATTGATTCTCCAACTGGTCCTGGTGTTGCTGTTGATGCAACCGCAGCTGCAACTGTTGCAAATGGTCAAGTGAGTTTAATTGATATTATTTCAAGTGGAACACAGTATATTATTGAGGACAATCCTCAAATTACGATTGACCCACCACCAGGTGCTGGGGTAACTGCAACTGCAGAAGTCACACTTCGCCCAATATATTATACTGTTCAATCAGCAACAGCACCTGTTGCTGGCATCTCTACGGTGACTTTAAATAATGCTCTAAATAATGCAGTAGGTGTAGGAACTACAGTTTTCTTTGCAAGACAAAGTTTCCAAATTGTAAGTTCCCATTCATTCCAATACATCGGTGCTGGTAATACAATTGAGTCTGCATATCCATCGAAAGGTGGTGTAACAATTCAAGGAAATGAGGTTGTTAAACTTGATGGAGGTCAAATTGTATATACGAGCACTGATCAAGACGGTAACTTTAGAATTGGTGATGGTGTTGTGATTGACCAAGCTGCTGGTTCAGTTACTGGTGATATCTATGTTAAGAGTTTGTTCAGTCAGGTCACACCATTCATTCTAGCATTAGGGGGAGATTAATAAATGGCAATTGCAGTAAACGTATTCCGAACTTTTACCCAAACTGTAGGCACTGCGTCTTCAGTATTTTATACGGCACCAAGTGGATATACTGGTGTTGTATTGTTATCTCAGGTAACAAATCTTGGAAGTCAGACTCATACGATGACTTTCAACTATAAGAGAACTGCAAATGGTTCTAATATAGAAACTCCAATTGTTAAAGATTTGGCAATTCCTGCGAGTGATACTGCCAATCTTCTTTCTGGAAAATTGGTCGTTGAAAGTGGAGACAGTTTATCAATTCTTGGTAGTGATGCCACAGATTTGAATTTCTTATCCAGTATTCTTGAAACATCTAACCTCTAATATACGAAAATGGTAGCACCGATTAGATTCCTTAGTGGAAGACAACAACAACAAAAAATAGGTGTAGAAGGAAGCACAGAGTCTGTTAAAGTGCTTGAGGTTGTTGGTCGTACTGGTATTGGCACTACTATTTTTACTCCAGGACATGAACTGGAGATTCGTGGAACCACTAGATCTACGATTTATCTTGGAGAAGGTGGAGCACTTACATTAGGTACTCCTTCTGATGGAGATATTGTTACTCCCGGAGCACTCAATACTTTTACTAGCAACTCTTCTGTCGTTAATAGTATTGATGATTTAAATGAACTTGGATTTAATATTATTAAGAATACTGCTGTAACTGGAGTTTCTTTGACGACGAGTCAGAGGACTGATGGAGATCCTCTAGTTACTGATATTGAAATTGATTCAATTGGTAATGCAAATCAGTATATTATTGATTGGGGTGATGGTAACGTTCAGACTTCTAATGGACCCGAAGATAATCATACAGTAGCTCATACTTTTAATACTGCTGGAGAAGGTGGAATCTTTACCCCAACAGTTACTGCACTCAATATAAATGGTGTTGGTGCCGGATCTTCATTTACAGTAACTTCTGATTGGAGTTATGTTGTTTATACTCCAAACCCAGTTCCTGCATTTGAACTTTACAGAGCATCAACCGGTGGTTCTCCCTTATCTGGTAATGATCTTTATGTAATTGAAGGCGATTCTTTATATCTTGATAACAATACTACTCACTGTAATAGGGTAGGAATGAATGCAGAATTTACTATCAACTGGGGAGATGGAACGTCAGAAGCAACTGGTATTCTTTCAACTGCACCGGGTGGTAGTGGAGATAATGCTGCAAGACTTCAGCACACTTGGTCTACATCACCAGTTACTCACACGTCTACAGGAAGAGATACTGTCTTACTGAAAGTAACTAAAAATGATCTTTCGGATCCTCTTGTTATTGCCGGAGAACCTTCCATAACAAAACAATTGAAGGTTTATGATAATAATCCGGCAAATCCTGATGGATTAAGTTCTAAGACAATTTCTTCTCCTTCTTCTACAGGTTCTTCCCCAAGACTTGCTTCTGGATTTACTGATAATGTAAGTGGTGGAACTACATTAAATGCTGGTGATAGTGTTGTTCGTATTGATAGTGGAAGTGGAACTATAACTGCAGGTCCAATATCAACATTTGCTTTTGATGGAGACAACGGAACTCTTACTGCATTAGTAAATGAAGCAGATGATGGTAATGTTACATTATCTTCTGCTAATAATAGTGGAACATATACCAGTCTTGTTGTAGATTCTGAGAGTGATTATAACCTTTTGAATGCAGGTGGTAGTTCAGTATCATTTGCAAATAGCATTTATTATCCTGGATTTGCAAAAGGATTTAAAGCAAGAGTTGCAAAGAATACCAGCAATATTTCTACGGGTGCGAATAGTATGAAGTTATCTCATAGTGTAACTGGAGATACGAATAGAGTTGATTTTGTAAAAGACGATCTTACTGCAGTTCCTGTAGTGGATGTTTCTGGAGCAACTTTAACAGAAGCATCAGGTTCTAAGAAATATATCTCCGGTATTCCTTATTATACGAATGGCACTCTTACACTTTCTGGAGTTACGATTACTAACTTAGTTGGTCAGTGCTATACTAATCAGAGTAATATTGTTGAAGTTGATAATGCCACAAATCAGGAAGGAACATCTTCTAGTGCAACCACCAATACTGATTACAGTTATGCAGATATTGATGGTGCTTCTTCTATGCTTACGGGTGGAATACCAAACGTAAATACTGGAACATCAAGTGCCTATGCAATCGGAGACCTTTCGGTTAATATTACTGGTAGTAACGTAAGAACTGTTGATAAGATTCGGGTAAGAGCAAGAAATGTAGAAGGAACTGGGTCATATAATACCTCAATTCCTACTATTATTAGAGTTCATAAGACTGCTCAGACTGGTATTAGTGAAATTGCAATTGATGTTTCTACTAGTTTGGGTGAGACTTATAATGATGATGGCGTGAGAATTTTTGACTTGAGTGGAGAAACCACAGATACACCATCATTCAATAGTGCTACTAATTTTTATACAAGCAATCCTTATACCGAATCTTCTGACCCAGGAGTGCAGGGAACACAGGAAGCAACTGTAAGAACTCAGGGTTCTAGTGGCAATGGACTTATTGAACATAACACTAATGATTATTCTTCTGGATATCTGCCGACTGGTGGACCCGACAGAAGTGGGGATACTGGAACTCAGTACTTCACTTTTGCCTTCAGAAGAGCAGTTGTTGCAAACTTCAATATTAATATTACTTCCTCCGGTATTGCCGGATGTTGGATTGCTGCACCAGGAACCCAAATTGATAATACAAGCGGATTGAACAAGTGGTTGAATACTAGTGTCACATATGCTGGTTCTGGTATTCCTGGTTCTAATACTGGTGCAGGTGGTAATGGTAGTGATGGATGTGCTTCCAATAATGGAAGTAGAATTTTGACAAACACCTCATTAAGTGGTTCTTATACGATGACACTTGGTGAAGAAAATATGACAAATGCTACTGGTAATGTTGTTTTGGTGAGAATCGCATTAAATTCTGGTCAATCAATAACAAGCCTTAGCATAAGTTAGGAGTTATAGGTAAAAATGGCAATTACAGATACCCAAAAGGTTGATTATCTTTGGAAGAAAGTCGGTTATGGCAGAGCTAAAACCGACGTAAATTCTGTTAAGGGTGCAACTAACGAATCAATTTCAAGTCCTCTTTTTACCCGTGGTGAAAATGTTTGGTCGCAGGCAGACTTAATTCCTGGCGTTATGCCAGCAACTTCTGGTGGTGTTGTAACTGTATATCCTACAACTGCTCCTGTTGAGTGCATTGCTGATACTACTGCAACTTCTAATAGAACTTGGAAAACACAAAGTATTGATTGGATTCCTCCTGAAGTAGGACCAACATACTTAATTAAAGTTTATGCTCATACTTCTGGGCAAGCTGGTTCTGCCGCTGCTTCTGGTACAACGCTATCTGCTGCAGAAACGAATGAAGAATGGTTCTTTGATTATGCTTCTGGAACTTTAAACTTTATTGGAACTAATCTTCCAGCAGAGGTTGCTGGTAATTCCATTTATATTAGTGGTGCCGTATATTCTGGTATTAAAGGTGTTGCCGTTCCTGGTGCTGGTGCAACATTTACCACATTAGGAATCAGTAGTCTTACCACATTTACTGATACAACTGATAATGTATTAGGTGATTCTAATACTGGTGCCGTTCAGATTGATGGTGGTCTTGGTGTTGATTTAAATGTAACTGTTGGCGCAGGTCTTTCTGTAATTGGTGATGCCACTTTTGATTCTAATATTTCTCTTGGTCAGACAGAAACCGTAACAATCTCTGGACCAGAGAATATTATTATTGACCCACATCCTGTTGGTGTTGGAACGACGAGTGGTAATGTTTATATTCAGGGTGACTTATATGTTCAGGGTAGAAACTTCCAAGTTGATTCTACGACTGTAAATATTGCCGATAAGGTAGTCGGTATTGCCACAACTTGTACTGACGACATCCTGCTTGATGGTGCAGGACTTGGTATAGGAACGGATGGTAATAGAAAAACACTTTTATATCATAATGCTTCCACTTCATTAAAGTCTAGCGAGAACTTTAATATTGCATCTGGTAAGGTTTATCAGATTGACCAAACGGAAAGACTTTCTGCCGATACATTAAGTCTTGGAACAGGAACGACGATACATTCTCCTGCTTCCAATACTCTTATTCTTGGAACAAATAGTGAAGAAAGAGCACGTATAACTTCTGATGGTGATGTTGGTATTGGAACCACAAATCCAACAGCAAAACTCGATGTTAATGGTGGTCTGAATGTTTCTGGTGATGTTGGTATTGGAATCACAAATCCAACAGCAAAACTGGATGTTGATGGAACTTTAAGGGTCTCTGGTATTTCTACATTTGCTTCTGGCACTCAGCACAGCAGTATTGTTGTCACCAATGTTGTAACGGCATTTGGTGGATTTAATGGTAATGGTCTTGATAATATCAGTGGTAATTCTGGCGACTTAACTTTAAGAGGTAGTCAGGATGATGCTGTTGCTGGTCCAGAGTTTAAACTGTTTAGAGATAGTGATTCTCCTGCAGATGCAGATTATTTGGGACAAATTAAGTTTGCCGGGAATAGTGATACTGATGTAGAGAGAGACTATGCCAAGATTACTGCCAAGATTCTGGATGCAAGTGATACTGATGAAGATGGTGCCCTTGAATTTTCATTCATCAAAGCAGGTTCCGAAAATATAAATGCTCTCTTTAAGAGTACAGAACTTCAACTTCTGAATGGTACTAATTTTAGTGTTGCTGGTATTTCTACATTTGATTCACATGTTGACATTAACAATACTGTAGATGTTCTGGGAATTTCTACATTCCAGGATAGAGTTATCTTTGATAATACCAACTCTATTCAGATTCCTGTTGGTACAGAAGCACAAAAAGATGCAGTAGGAGTTGCTGTTACCGGTCAAATTAGATTTAATACTACGAATTCTACTTTTGAAGGATTTGGTTCTGGTGGTCAGTGGGGATCTCTTGGCGGAGTTAAGGATGTAGACGGTGATACTTTTATTGTAGCTGAAGAGAGTCCTGGTAGTGATGATGATAAATTAGTCTTCTATACCTCTGGTTCATCAAGAGTTGCGATTGATTCTACTGGAAATGTAGGTATTGGAACCACTACAAATATATCTGCAGATTTAGATGTTGTTGGTCAAACTGAACTTGATGATTTAAATGTTTCTGGTATTGCTACAATTTATTCTCTTGCTGCTGATAGTGCTGCTATTGGAGATCTTACTCAAGATCGTGTTGTTATCGTTGGTGCAAATGGTGAACTGGGGGATAGTGCAAATTTAACTTTTGATGGAACTAAACTTACAATTACAGATGATGTAGACGTAACCGAAAGTTTAACTGCAAAGCAAGTTACTGCAGATTACTACGGTGAGCAGCACAAGTCTTTTATTGATATTCAAGTAACTTCTTCTGCTAGTAAGACTGCTAATCACCGTTATACTGGTATTGGTACTAATCGCTCATTCTTATTTGATGGTGATGAGGCACCTTATATTCAATTTGTTCCTGGAAAGACATATCGTTTTGACCAGGTAGATTCTTCAAACACGAATCATAGACTTAAGTTCTATCTTGAATCTAATAAAACGACCGAGTATACTACTGGAGTAACTTATAACGGAACACCTGGTGCAGCAAATGCATATACTCAGATTGTAGTTACTAAGCAAACTCCTTCTGTTCTTTACTATCAATCTGAGAATCATGATCGTATTGGTAATGAAGTAAGTGTTGTTAATTCATTCTCTCTTCTTGAGCATAATTTAGGAATTGGAACTGTAAATCCTCTGCAGGCTCTGCAGGTTGGTACTTCTGAAAATCCATTTGTTGTTACTTCTGTTGGTAATGTTGGTATTGCAACTACAAATCCAACCGCAGATTTGGATGTTGTAGGTCTTACCGAACTTGATAATTTAAATGTATCTGGTATTTCTACTCTGAATATTCTGGGTGTTACTGGAATAACAACAACTCAGGATTTTAAGGTTGTCGGTCTTTCTACGTTTAATGATGATATTAATGTTTCCTTTGGAGACACGACTTCTTCAATTGGTATTGGTACTACTACATTTTCACCAAAAGAAAATCATATTGTAGACATTCGTGGTAATGTTAATATTGATGGAGCACTGATTGTTGATGGCGCAAACGTTGGTGCTGAGATTACTGCTATCGGTGCTTCTCTTACTAATATAAAAACTGGTGATTTACTTGTAACTGGTATTGCCACTTTCGGTTCTGCTTCTAATATTGATGTTAAGAATGGTATTGGTATTACCGGTGGTGATGTTTCAATTGGAACTGCTGGAACTGGATTCTACTATGATGATAGTACTGCAAAAGTTGGTATTGGAATTACAACACCTCAATATAAGTTGGATGTTGATGGTGATGTTCATGTAACTGGATTCACTACAACTGCAAAACTTACTGTTGGAACTGGTAGTAGTGAGTATACTTTCCCAGAATATGACGGAGTAGAGGGAACTTTCTTAAGGACTGATGGTGATGGAAATGTTGATTGGTATACAAATACCACGATAAGAACGACATTTAATACAACTGCTTCTGCAGGGCAAACAACTTTCAATACAACTTATACTCCTGGATTGATTGATGTATTTTTGAATGGTGTCAAACTTTCAAGTTCTGATTATGTAGCAAGTAATGGTTCTAGTATTGTATTAAACGCTGCTGCATATATTGGCGACATTTTGGAAGTCGTTAAGTTTAATGTTGATCATGTTTCTTCTCGCCCAATTCTTGATTATTGGAATGGTGATCAGACTGGTAATATTTTCAATATAACTGATAATGTTGGAATTGGAACAAGTGCTCCAACTCAACTTTTAGATGTTGACGGAGACGTTAGAATTCGTGGTGGTCTTTATGATAGTAGTGATACCTCAGGTGATACTCAACAAGTTCCTGTTGCAGATGGAAATGGTGGATGGGTTTGGTCTGCACCTCCTGTAATCGGTGTTTCAACTGCTGGTGGAAGCATAACACAAGTTCAGTATCATAATGCTGCAGGTGTGATTGATGGTTCTAATGAATTTGTATTTGACTATTCATCGAATGAGGTTGGTATTGGAACTACAAATCCGGAAACAAAACTGGATGTTCGTGGAGGCGCAAGACTTGGTAATCTTTCAGTTTCTAGTGCAGGTGTTGTAACCGCAGTAAGTGGTATCGTAACTTATTATGGAGATGGATCAAATCTTACACTTTTAGATGGATCTAATATTGCTTCTGGAACAATTTCAAGCGAAAGACTTTCAGGAACTTATGATATTAGTATTACTGGTTCTATTGCCGGTACGAATGTTGATACAACTAACCTCACAGTTTCTAATAGTGCTCAGTTTGGACCAACAGGTTCTGGAACTACGTTTGTTAAAATTGATAATGCGGGTAACTTAGATGTAACTGGTATTGGAACAATCTCCACTTTACAACTTGGTGTTACCACAGTTGGTGTCAGTTCTATTCTTGATGAAGATGATATGGTATCCGATAGTGATACCGCACTTGCAACTCAACAATCAATCAAAGCATATGTTGATACTGAGATTGATGCACTTTCTCTGAGTGTCAAGGATGATCAGGCAGGTAGTGCTCTTACAGTAGATCTGAGTAGCGAGACTCTTATTATTGAAGGAACAACTGATGAGATTGAAACTACATTAACTAATATTGGTGGTGGATCATCAGATAAGAAGATAAAAGTCGGTCTTCCTGATGACGTAACAGTAACAAATATCGTAACTGCAAATGCAGGTTTTGCGAATACGATGACATATTCCAATACCTTAATTGGTGCTGGAAATACTACAGATCAAATTATCTTACATTCTGATCTCTCAGTAAATACTTATCGTTCAGTAGAATATTCTATTCAGGTAACTCAGGGTTCTAATTTCCACTTCACAAAACTTCTTGCACTTCATGATGGTTCAAATGCATATCTGACTGAGTATGGAACCGTATTTAATACTAGTAACTTAGCAACCTTTGACGTTGATATTGCTGGTGGTGCGATTCGCTTACTTGCAACTGCTGGCATAGGGTCAACGGCAAATTATGTTGTGAATTTCACTACTAACAAAGTTTGAAGATAAATATAAAAAAGTATAAAAGCAAAGGGGACAGTGAACCTTGGCGAATCAAGATTTTAGAGTCAAAAACGGACTCCAAGTAGGACTTGGAGCGAGCGTAGTCGGAATAGTTACAGCTGAAAGTTTTACTGGTTCCGCTGTCGG